GGCGAAATCGATACAGTTTTCGAGTTGTTGATCATCTAATTCAAGAGGAAGAACAGGTGCGCCGAGCATGGTCAGGACATAATCTTTAATCTGCTCCCGTACTTTTTCACGATTTTTGCGTGGACCAATTGCAAATAGTGGGTCAGTTGGTCCCAAATTGCTACATCCTTGACCACAGCTTAGGCTTGCGTATTCGTCTTTTGTTGGTCTTGGAATGTACAAAGTATTGTTATTCATGTTCCTCTTTGAAAAAAAACGAAATCCTTTGTTGTTATATATTACATTGGGACAAGATACTTTAAAGGTAAACTCATGGGAATCAACTTCAGAGATTTCTTTTTTGAAACCATTTCAAAAGAACGCACAGAAATTTTCAAACCACATTATTTCAGAAAACTTTTTGAAATGGCACTTGGCTCCGTAGGCGAACCAGATGTGGTTAGAAAACCAGTAAACATCGACGAAGATGACATTCAATTTCTTCAACAATTCCCACATGAGTTTTGGGCTAGAGCCCTCGAAATGCGATATCACAGGCTTTTCGACAGACTTGATCAATATCAAAAAACCAAAGAAGCAGCAGGTCATGATATTTTAGCAAATGCCATTTATGAGGCGATCAGAAATCAAGATGAAAATTCTTGGAGTAATTTGTTGCGTATTGGTCATGAAGTTCATGACCAAAACGAACATATTCAAATAAAAAAAGAACAAATTGAAAAACTTAAAGAAAAATATCCTGCGGACTTAACTGAAACATGGACTGATGAAAAATGTCATGATCGTGCCGATATGGAGGCAGACGAACATTTAAAAACTATCTTCCCGCATCTCCCAGAAAGTGAAGTTGAATCTTTTGAATTCATTGATAATCGATTTGATTTTGAAAAAGGCAGACTTGGTGGAAGCAATAGAAACAAGAAAAAAGTTCACATAGAAGCAAGACCTTATCTGAACAGATTATACCACAAACTTGAAAGAACAGAAGGTCTTGATCATTTAGAAGGTTCTGGACTTGAGCAGACCAAAGCAAAATATGGATTTATGTTGCGAAAAGCAGTCAGGTCGCACAATACTGAAGAGCATCCTCATTCGACAGCAGGCATGAAATTTCCTACCTTTGAGCAAGTAAGAAATAGAATGCAAGAATTCTTGGTTCAAAACTTCCACAGAGTGTTTGGAGAAGTGGATGATCCAGATGTTATTTGGAAACCATCTATTTATGAAGACACCGAAACTGTGAAGTTTTACAAGGTGACATTACAAAAAGAATTTGAAAAACAATTAGAATCGGAATTTAAACGAAAAGAGGAACTTGCTAATCAAGGTGATCAGCAAGCAATTGAATATATTCACGACAGGGAAAATTCAACCCAAGGCGAAAGAAGAAAAAAAGCTGCTCGTATGGCTAACGCCGAACTGGTTAGAATGGCTGAAGCTGGCCAACTTAAAGGTCCGCCTATTGGTGCAACACGCCCCGGTGGTCCGCCTTTGGCTCCTGAAGGGTTGAGCGTAAAAGTTGAAAATGGCAAACTTGCAAACCCTAAGCTTTATCTGCCATACAAGCAAAAAAATGTAAAATTCCGTAAGCCAGATGGAACTGTAGAGGAAAAACTTGAATGGATTCCGATTGTAAAGCCCGGAAAATTTTATCGAAAAATTGAAGCTGGCGAAGTTGTCCCTGATGAAAGAAAGATGGGCTACAGGAAAAATTATGTTCATGTTAGCGACGATGCCAACCCATACGCATCAGGAGTTCAGAGGGACGCAGCAATCGATTTCAATCACAACACAGAATCTTTGAGATATTTAGGTGATCTTGAAAAAAGAGAAGCCGAAAGAGTTATATTTTCCCCTCAACAACAAGTCCTTTTCCACAATGGATCGCTTGTTCAACAGTCGGATTCTGGTTTTTACAAAGACATCATGGAAGGAATTATTCAATGTGCGACAAGTTGCAGCGGAATCACAGTTCATGAAACGATGATCATGCTTCTTGACATTTATGATATTCACGCTTGTATTTTGCAAAGCATGTTGAGAGATTTGGCTGGACATGAAGATCGTTTTAACACTCCAGAAAAGCGCCGAAGATATGCTTATGATAAAGCAAGTCTATATTCGCAAAAGGATTTGGGAGAAGGTGGTGGGACAAGAAGGCTTCGTGCTTTTGTCCAAAAAGTAAGAGATCAGCGCATGCAATTCGGCACACCATATGGCGCAAGGAATTTAGACACAAGAGGCCACAGAAACGCCTACAAACTACATAATTTTAGAGCTATTATGCAAGAAATTTTACAACTCCGATCTGCCGCCGCACAAGTTGATGCTCAAAGCAGAAGAATGATTGAACTAAGCAAAGATAATATTGGCAGTAAGATCAATGATAATCTTAGGCAGATTATGGCAAAGCGTGGTGACATTTTGATGCAAGCGATTGAAATTTTAAGCCTTGCCCATCAATTTAAACATCAAAGCGATGAAAAGAAAGCAAAGGAATGGGCTACTGATCAAGTTCGAAGCTGGGTAGAACTTGGTGTTGACACAACAGAACTTATTAACAACATGATGAATTTGGATATCGTGAAAGATATTACGGATGAAATCAAGGATTCCGGCGATGATCCAACCGATCAAATGAGTTTGCAAAGCAATCCCGGTTTGAATGATGAAATCAGGTCGGCAATACAAATAGCCAAGCATGATTTGCAAGATCAATTGATGAGGCGTGGCAACAATAAAAATGATCCACAAATTGTTCAAAGATTCAAATCTGAACTGCCTGAACTAAGTCAATATGTAAAAGATAATTTACATGGTGGTCTTGCACAACAGATTGCAGGTGAATTCCAATGGTTGACCATGTCAGGTAATGAAGAAGAACTTCGCAAGGTTCTTACTGCTGCTCAAAAAGAAATCAACACCATACTCATGCAACACGGGTAAAATTTATGGCAAGCTGGATGGATTTTATGGTGAACCCTAGGGGACACCAATTGAAGAAAGTGATGTTTGAGTTTTTGAAAGAACGATTTGCTGTAAACGAGCAAATTGTTGAAAGAATTGGATCAAGTTTAATGACTGATGCCGATTTAAAGTCTTTCTTAAAAATGGTGACGGATGTTTACGAAATTGCTTATTTGAAAGCAGTTAATGACCATCGAGAACAATTGCAAAAGCTTGGTATTACAGCAAGAATTACTGATGGAAAATCATGATGGAAATGATGGTTGGTAATCAGATGGCATACTGGTTATAAGCCAGCCGTTTGCTTTTTGTTCTTTGCTTTTTACTTTCCACCATCTTTTGTTGTTGGTTTTAGGATATAAAATCGATCCTATTCCAATGTCTATCTCTGTCCAAATTTTGAAATAAAAATCTTGATGTTCAATTTCAACAGCTTCAAACGAAGTTGGCTGACCATAAAAAACCGTCTTTTTTACATCGCCGTACAAATCATCAATTTTTGTTTTTATTGTTGCAGGAAGTAAATGAATGAATATTTTTTCAATTTCAGGCTTCGTTTCTTCTTCAATTCGCTGTTTATCTTCATGCACTTCAACTTTTGCTTCATATATATTAGAAGTTCGCTCTTCTTTTGATTGAACTTTTACTGGTGTTTCTATAACTTTTGATTCTTCAAGTTCAGACAAAAATGATTGAGGTTTTTCTGTTTTTTCGGCTTTCATCGTATCTTGGTAAGTTTCACCAGACCATTTCATATTATGTAAAATAAATTTTTCATTACCCCATAAAACTTGGGTTTTCATTACGGGATTGGGTGATGCAAGACGATACGGTGTGCCGTCTTTATTTTTTAAAGCCATAAAATTCCTCGAGACGATGCAAAATATAGTAGAAATAACTCTACATAAATTTGTCTGCATAACCAAGGACTGTAAATGGCATTAGTAGTACCCAATACTGGCGATGTTCTTATGTTGAAGTACATCGTTAACCAACTTAAACAAGATGGTTCCGCTGGCGATCCCGGCGGCGAGAGGGTTTTGAAACTTTACACTAACAACTATTCTCCTGCAAAATCAACTGTCATAGCCGACTTGACCGAAACTTCGCTTGCCGGATACACCGAAATTACACTTTCAGGTGCAAACTGGACCGTTGCCACATCTGGCGGCACTAATGCAGCGGTTTATAGTGAAAGAACATTTACATTCACTACGGCAGCTACCATTTATGGATATTACATTACTACTTCAGAATTAACTCCTAGCTTGTTGTGGGTGGAAAGATTTTCCACGGCTCCGTTCACTTTGCCAGCAGGCGGTGGCGAGATCGCAATAACCCCACGAATTACTTTAAATTAAAATATATTTTAACGCAGACACTCAAACCCATTTTCTTTTGAAAATGGGTTTTTTATTTAAAAAAATAATTTAATTCATGTAAATAAAAAAAGAGGACAAACCTATGGACTTCAAACTTTGGCTTTGCATCGAAGAAATTTTCCGTCACTTATCTGCTTATGCACTAAAATTAAGCGAAGCGAGTAATCTTGCTGACCTTATGGGAGCATCGGAAATAAATAATTTAATTCAAAATATAACCGGTGTAGAAAAGCATTATTTACAACTCATCCTTATTCAGGCAAGAAACCTTGCCAAAGCAGGAGTTTCTGCCGAAGAACTTGCGAATATTGCAGTAGCAAAAATTTGGAAAGAACAAGATGTCCTTAAAAATAGGATAAAAACAATTCGTGATACCGGTAAAAAACTACCAACTAAGCAACAACCAAATCCTGAACCTTTTGATAATCAAAGCCAGATGGATCAGTATATTGTAAATCTGGTAATTAGAAACGGCGTTAATGGAATGATTGAATTTCAAAGGACTGGTGGACAAAGATCGCTCCTGTATTTCTATAACAAATTTAAAAAAGCAGTACAAGAAGGCAAACCGTTTACTGGATTTATCGACAACGAAGAAGCCAAGAGCGCATTCATAGCTAAATTTTCAACTGCTGGATTTGATAATCAAGAATTTGCTAAATTCTTGTCTGACTATGGACACGACAAAGCTCATGATATAGCCGCACGAAGTTTGGTGCGTGGCAAAGCCTCTGAAGAAGGTGAAGTTTCAGGCAGGTCTCTCGCTGGCAGTTCTGGTATGGGCGATGATTTTTATATGCAAGAAACCAAAGATGACCTGAAGAGAATTCTTCACTCCATGATGGCTAGTGCTAATGGTGCCGCAAAAAAATATATTGAAAACGCAATTAAGTTTGTCGATGTTCTCGACATGGCACAACAAGGACATGGATGGAAACAACGAGCAGGCGAAACGATTGGTGTTACCGATCCAACTCAGATATTCCAAGCTTTTCTTATGATTAAGAAGGCAGCAGAAAGACTCGAAGGATCAGACTTTATGAAGGATCAAATTAAATCTTTAACACAGTCAGAAGCACCATCAACAAGTCCAACTCCTGTTGCCACAACACCTTCAACCAGCGTGTCAAGCTCCATGCACGATGATCAAGGTCATGATGCAAGACTAGGATTCTAAATAGATTTTCGGAGGTTGGATGCCGCTACAAAATCTTGATGGAACTCCTTATTCGCTGCGTGGTAGCGTCCAAATGTTTGATCCTCTGGATCGTACTCATGATTTGTTTAATCTTTGGGATCAAGAAGCAATCAAGCGTGGTGGATCGCCGATTTATTATTATGAGGTGATCATCACGCAAAATATGATTGATCCAATTTATTTGGAAGCAAGAAATAAGTTATTTTCAAACAATCCGGTCGAACTCTGGTGCAACTACGAACCAATTCCATCACAGAACTTGCTGAATCAATTTGGAATTGATGCTCCCGATGAAATGAAGTTTGAACTTAATTATCGTGCTGTACTTCAAAATATTGGCCATCCGCCCAAAATTGGAAGTAGATTGTTCACGCCGCATTTAAGAGAAAACTGGGTCATCGTCCAAAGAAATTTAGGCGAGTTTAAAATGTGGGGCGCACTTAGAATTGAACTCATTTGTCAGCGTTTCCAAGAGGATGTGGTCACAGGCGATGGCAAAGTTACACAAAAAGAACCAGATATTAAAATCAAAATTGTATGAGGCAAAATGAAATCTTTTTATGAGTTTTACAAGCAGATGCAAGAACAACAAACAGCCATGACTGGCGAAAAGATAAGTCCCAATACTGCTGGTTTATTCAATCAAGTTGCGGCAGAACTACAGACAAAAATTCCAAAATCAAAAGTTCCCGAAAAAGCCGCTCAAGACGCACTTGCCAATGCTTTAGGCCAAATTCAAACTATTGCAGCATTAGCAGGTCAAGATAAAAACAAAAAACCAAATACACCAACAAAGTATACACCACAGCAAGCTGGCTCTGGCATGGTTGGAGGCATGAAATCCAGTTCTACTGGTTGAAATAAATTTGTTTTTGTTTATACCTATTTGGCTTATTGATTTTAAAAAACAAAACTAGGGGCAATTTTGGTTTCTTAAATGGAGTTTTAATACCACCAGCCAAATAAATTTTTTTATTCCCTGTTGAATTTTTTTTAATTTTGAATGATTTCATTTTCTATTTTTCTTGATAAAAAGTTTGTTCTTAATATTTCTAAATCTATTTTTTTGCTGTGATGCCTCTACATCATCTAATAGTTTGGCCATACCCTCTTTGCCTTTCCTTATGAAAATATTATTTAAAACTTTATATTTATCATCAAAATTATTTCCTTTATGATCATGCCAATCATTGGTAACAAAATGTTTACAAGACTTTGTTATTCTATTATCTAAAATATTGCGAGAATTTTTCTCTGCCTCAGTCATCTCTTGAATTTCATAAATTACTTTCCTTGGCAATATGAGCATTTGTGCGATAGGCTCATCTTTTCTAAAAATATATTTTTGACCGGGAGCAGGGTTTTTAAAAACAAGAAAAAATATTTTAGGCCACATTGCTGTATTTAAATGACCGGTAATAGCCAAAGGTGTCGTCCAAGTCTCATCTGTATAATAGCGTGGATGAGGTTCAATACGAAGAACATAACCATCGGGAACCATAACATCTAAACACGAACTTATTCCAAAATGACCGGGAGCAAACTGCGAAAAAGGAGGAAAATTTATTTCTTTTAATTTCTCTGCTTCGTCTTTAGCATCTCCGATGAATTTAGGAACACCATTTTCTGTAATTACTTCGTATTCAGTATTAAATGCCCAATACATTTCAAGACCATAAGTTGATCCTTCTACAAATGGAACGCAATGCCAAGGCTGTGGAGCATCTCCATCCTTGTGATCATTGGGCTCTCCAGACCATCCCGGCATCTGTAGTTTTATAGGCGATGGGGCTTTTGCTTGATAAAATGTTCTATACTTAACTAAGATTTTTTCCATAAATCTTTTCTCCATCAGGATAATTAAAACAGGAGTTTCCTAATGAGCATTGATTCTGTCAATCACCAACAGCCAGACTACGAAGGATGTGATCCGAAAGCAAGCTTTCCCGATCCCAATCTTGATCCACCAGCAAATTTTTGCGGCGATAATGATCCAACAAATACCCGTGTAGTTAATGACGACAGTCTGAATTGGCTTAAAGACCAAACCATGAAAAAGACTGGTTTTGGCGCAAGGCAAGACTGCGATCCAATGCAACGAGGAAAGATAGTAAATGATGTAGAGAACCCTGATCGAACAGTTCTTTATCGTTACTCAAAATCAATCCGTGGCACAGACGAAGCCATGATTGATATGTTCCGAAATGTTGTTGTGATAGATGAAGATGGAAAAGCATGGCCAATCCCAATTATGCTTGGGCCTCCAGAAAAAGCTGTTGCAGCAATTGTTCAAGACAATGTGAGAAAAGATGAAACCTTGGTAGTGAACAGAATTAAACTGCCTATGATGGCTTTAACGCAAACAAATATTGAGTACGACTTAAATCGTTATACATATCACAAAGCTCTTGATTTTCTGCGAAATAAAGACGGCAAACCGGGTTTTACAATTTCAGAAAAATACAATCGTGACACAGTATTTGGGATTGCAAGAGGCATACCTGTCAATATTGGCTACACATTAACATGCTGGACTTTATATCGAGAAGATATGAATCAAATTTTAGAACAAGTAATGACAAAATTTAGCCAATTGGCATACATACAGGTGACCGGCGTTAGATGGGAGGTTCCTGTAAAGCTAGATTCTGTTGCAAATAACTTGAATGCTGAACCCGGCAACCAAGCTATTAGAGTCATAAAATATGAATTTAATATGACTGCACAGACATATATACCACAACCCATCGAACGCAAGAAAGCGGTGCTGGACATGAAGATCGATATCGTGAACGGCATCACAGAAGAAGAAATAACCGAAGTGTTAGCGAGAATTGAAGAAAAAGTAAAGGAAC